GCTCTGCCACCGGTGGAGGACGTGGAGTTCGCCCCACAGGACCGCGTGCTGCACTGGATCTGCCCGCGCTGTGCTCGCAGCGTCTACCGGCCCTACGACGAGAGGCTGCTGCCATGACGGACATGGTCAACATGGACATCCGCTCGTACACCTGCATGGTGCTGCGGGCCTGGTACGACGCCTCCACGTGCGAGTACGTGACCGAGGTCAACGGCACGCCCATGCGGTTCGCTGCTGGGTACGCCCAGAAGTACGCCGAGCACATCGCCATCCAGCTCCAGCAGATGGCTGACAGGGGCATGCGATGAGCGAGGAGGACTTCGACTTCCCGGTCGACAAGATCAACGTCGTCACGCACGGCAACCACACGCACCCGGACTGGATGCAGTGCCCTGAGTGCGAAGAGCCCGTGCGGCGCTTCACCTACACGCAGGACAGGGAGCACCTGGTGGGTGAGTGCGGGTGCCAGTTCCCCAACACCCATGACGGACTGCTCCAAGGCGCTAGGCACGTGCACCGTTAGTCGTATAGGCTTACGTTGCTGGTTGCAGCCAGCCACCGTGGGTCAACACGGTGCTCCGCCCTTGGCTCATGACGATGACCCTTGGAACGAGACGCACAGGTTCCGGATGCCTGTGAGAGGCCCCTCCGTCGCCAAGCGGAGGGGCTTCGTCGTGTCGGGTCATGGTTCTTGGCGCGACTGAGACACTGAGCAGCAGAGGAGGTCCGGATGCCTAACCCCGTATTCGGCACAGGGTTCAGCACTGAGGGCAACATGCTCGACACGCTGGACGATGCCATCGTCACCGAGTTCTCCAAGCCCAACGCTTCCCCGCTGGAGGAGATGGGCGTCACCGGCCTCAAGCGTGCCGCCGGGATCGTGGACGAGGAGTTCCTGCCTGCCCTGCGTGGGCGCAAGGCCGTCAAGGTCTTCCAGGAGATGTCCCTCAACGACCCCACCGTGCAGGCGCTGCTGTTCGCCATCACGCAGCTGCTGCGGCAGGTGGAGTTCCGTGTGGAGGCACCGGACAACACTCCCGAGGCCACGGAGGCCAAGGACTTCGTCGAGCAGTGCATGGAGGACATGTCCCACACCTGGGACGACATGGTCTCCGACATCCTCACCTGCCTGGTCTACGGCTGGTCCTGGCACGAGATCGTGTACAAGAAGCGCGTCGGGCCGTGGGAGAAGGACCCCAAGAAGAAGAGCAAGTACACGGACGGGCGCATCGGCTGGCGCAAGATCGCCATCCGCTCCCAGGAGACGCTGCTGCGCTGGGTGTTCGACGAGGACGGTGGCATCAAGGCCATGGTCCAGCTCGCACCCCCGAACTACCGCACCACGCTGCTGCCCATCGAGAAGAGCCTGCTGTTCCGCATCGACAACGCCAAGGGCAACCCCGAGGGACGAAGCCTGCTGCGTGGTGCCTACCGGCCCTGGTTCTTCAAGAAGCGCCTGGAGGAGTTCGAGGCCATCGGTGTGGAGCGTGACCTCGCCGGTATGCCGGTGGCTCGTGTCCCCGCCGCGTACATGGACGCTCCCACGGGCTCGCGTGAGCGCAAGGTCTTCGACGCCTTCAAGAAGATGGTCTCGGGCGTGCGTAGGGACGAGCACGAGGGCCTGGTGCTGCCCACGCAGTACGACCGCAACACCAAGCAGCCCCTGTTCGACTTCGAGCTGATGAGCTCCGGTGGGTCGCGCACGTTCGACACCAACGCCCTCATCCAGCGCTACGAGCAGCGCATCCTGATGACCGTGCTGGCCGACTTCATCCTGGTGGGCCACGAGGGCACGGGTTCGTACTCCCTGCACGTGGACAAGACCGGCATCTTCCGCAGCGCCCTGAACACCATGGCGCAGATGATCGCGGACACGTTCAACCGGCACGCGATCCCTCGGCTGTTCGACCTGAACGGGTGGCACCCCGAGGAGCTGCCCCAGATCGTCCCGGCCAACGTCGACCCGCCCGACATCCAGCAGCTGGCCTCCTTCATGCAGGCCATGGGCTCCCTGGGCATGGAGTGGTTCCCGGACGCGGACCTGGAGGAGTACCTGCGCGAGGTGTCCCGCCTGCCCAAGATGCCGGACGAGATGCTGGAGCTGCGCCGCGAGATGTCCCAGGTGCACCAGACGATGTCCTACGCGGACAGCCAGATGCAGTTCCTGGGCATGCAGCAGAAGGCCGAGATGATGGAGCAGGGCTACACGCCCGAGCAGGCTCAGATGGCTGCCGAGTCCCCCAACGAGGAGATGGCCGCGCAGCAGGCCGACCAGATGGCCATGCAGGACAACTCCATGGTCCAGACCCAGGCTCACCAGCAGCAGGCGGGTGTGGACGAGGAGCGCGCGCAGAACGAGCACGCACGTGCCCTGGAGATGATGGAGGCCCAGGAGCGCGTCAAGGACCGCGACACCGAGCGTGGGGACTACGACGCGCAGCGGCAGGAGCAGCTCAAGGACGCAGACGACATGCGTGCCCAGCGGGGCAAGGAGCGCGACGACGAGTTCGCAGAGCGCGACGCAGGACGTCAGGCACAGCTCAAGGACATGGACGCCAAGGTCGCTGAGCGGCAGGGGCGCTTCCAGTCCAAGGAGAAGGACCGTGACGTCGAGCGCAAGGACTACCTCAACCAGCGCCAGGAGCAGCTGAAGGACTCCGACGCGAAGCGCCAGATCAAGGTGAAGCGTGCTGTGGCAGAGGGCAAGCCCACGTCTGCCGCCAAGAAGCCTGCTGAGAAGAAGCCACTGCCCAAGGGGAAGAAGAAGTGATCAGTGTCTGGGGTGTGGACCACGGTGGGGACGTCTCCAAGGCGTACATGGGCGGAGGCGCGTTCAAGTCCGTGGCCCGGCTGACGGCCAAGGAGCGGGGCGAGCTCAAGGCTTCCCTGCACCACAGCAAGCAGACCCGCAAGTTCGGTGGCTCGAAGGAGCACGTCAAGCGCAGCAACCACTACGCCACCAGGCCCGACGACCGCAACGACGAGATCATGGCCAACCACAGGGGCGCGCGTGAGTTCCTGACAGCTCTGTCCGGGCGGGACATGTCCAAGCGCCCCACCAGGGCCATCGAGGACATCCCCACCAAGGACAAGTCGTACGCTAACGTGCACCCGTCCCGCTGGGGCAGCGCGAAGGGCGGACGCACCTACGTGGTGGGCGGTCAGACGGCCTCTGCCCCCAACGTGCGTGAGCACGAGCTCCTGCACTCCGAGGGGCGCTCCTCATGGCGCATGGCACAGATCCAGTCCGACCCTGCCAAGGCAGCCCGTGAGGAGGCCCGCGCGGACACGGTCTCCGGCACGTTCAAGAACAAGTACAAGGCCCGGAACCTCAAGTCGCACAGCGAGGCCCATCGGAACACGGCGCGCAAGGAGAGGTCGACGAAGTTCGTCGCAGGTCGCCTGGAGCGCAGCGCGAAGAAGGCAGGGCCGTACTCGATCCGTGGTGGTGTCCAGGAGGCGACCGCAGCCAACATGCGGTCCTCGCTGAAGAACTCCAAGGAGTTCACCCGCGTCCAGGACAAGATCAGCGACAAGCCCAAGGCGTTCTTCACGGCCAAGCAGCGCAAGAAGACCGCAGTGCGCGCCGGTGTTGCCACGGGCACCACGGCTGGACTGGGCGCATACGCTCACCGCAAGTACCAGCGCGACAACAACGGGAGGTTCTCGTGAGCACGGACCGTGTAGTGGTCGTCATCGCTGCCATCGTCGTGATCGTCTGCGGGGTCATCTTCCTCGCCAACAACCTGTGAGGTAGAAGTGCCGCTGCCTACTGGTCTCACCTACGGGCGCGTGGTGGGGCGGTTCATCCTGGCCATTGCCGACAGCACCGATGTCGACACTGAGCCGGATGCACAGCCCGCCACGGGCAAGGTGAAGTTCGTGCCCTCCGTCACGCACATCCTGATGCCCAGCGCCTCGCCTGAGCCGGTGTTCATCGCCCCTCAGCCCATCGAGTGCACCCTGGACTCTCAGGGCTACCTGATCGACCCCAACGGGGCTCGTGGGGTCACTCTGCTGGCGTCGGACAACCCGAACATCAACCCCAGGGACTGGTCCTACAGCGTCCAGTTCAACATCCCCGGGGTCCAGGTGGCCACGTTCTCCATGAAGGTGGACGGGGGCACGGAGAAGAACCTCGCCATCGTCTCCCCCATCCCCACCACGGGTGGCACCACAGTGGTGGTGACCGAGGAGTCGAGGATCGCCGCTGAGACGGCTGCTGCGCAGGCACAGGCGTACTACGAGGCCCTGATCACCGAGCAGGTGCCCTCCGAGGTCGTCGCACAGGCCGTGGAGGACTACCTCGCAGCACACCCTGTGACGGGCGACGTGACCCAGCAGGAGCTGGAAGACGCCATCAACGCGGTGGAGCTGCTGCCTGGCCCGCAGGGCATCCAGGGGCCGAAGGGCGACAAGGGTGACAAGGGTGACACCGGCAACACCGGTCTCCAGGGAATCCAGGGCCTTCAGGGCATCCAGGGCATCAAGGGGGACAAGGGCGACGCCGGAACCCCGGGCACGAACGGCTCTGACGGAGCTCCGGGCGCTGATGGTGAGGACGGAGCACCGGGTGCTGACGGACGCGAGATCGCCGTCAGGAACAACGGCACGTCCATCCAGTGGCAGTACGTGGGCGACGGGGCCATCTGGCAGAACCTTGCGGCGCTCGCAGACCTCAAGGGTCCGCAGGGCGACCAGGGCATCCAGGGGATTCAGGGCATCCAGGGTGTCCCCGGAGAGCAGGGAGAGGACGGAGCAGAGGGTCCTGCGGGCGCTGACGGCGCTCCTGGCACGCCTGCGGCCCAGACAGTGGTCAAGGTCGTCACGGGGCTGGAGACGCGCCCCAGCACGTCTCTGCCGGTGCTGTGGATCGCTGCGGTGGGCTACTCGGGGGACGAGCCGGTCAACATGATCGATGACGACGTCTTCCTGCTGAACACGGGAGCGTGACATGGCGCATGTCGGAGCCGTCAACTTCCGTGGTGGGCTGAAGGACATCTCGGGCTACAACCACCCGATGGAGTACGTGGGCAGTCCGCTACCCGCCGTTGGGCGCTACGACCAGGGACTGGCGTGCTTCGGGGGCAACGGGTTCCGCATCTTCTGGAAGCCCGGTTCGTACTACGGCGACATCGTGGGCGGCAAGTCCTTCCAGTTCTGGGTCAAGGCCGACCCCGGAGCTCCTGGCGTCGTGCGGGTGCTGTACCACCGGTTCACGTACAAGATCTACCTGGCGGACTCCAACGGCTACCTCGGTGCGCTCATCGGCGGCACGATGCACACCACCACCACAAACATCTGCGACAGCCAGTGGCATCACGTCCTGTACTCGTGGAACCGTGTGGCCAAGCCCGGGGACACGAACAACACCCATCGCTTCTGGGTGGACGGTGTGCTGGTAGCTGAGGTCGTGCGCGACTTCTCCTACAGCGAGTCCACCAACGAGTGGGGCTACTTCGGCCTGAACGCCGATGGTGGCGAGCCTGCTGACGCCATCCTGAGCGACATCAAGGTGTGGAACGACCCCGTCTACCCGGATGAGGTGACCTACTTCCGCGACCTGCCCGTCTCGGACACCAACCGTGGCCTGTACGCCTTCGACACGGTCACCTCGAAGCTGCGGGACAGCTCCCAGCACGGCAATCACCTGCTCACCCAGGGCACGGAGTCGCTGGCCACTGCGCACCACGGCAACGGCGTGCAGGTGAGCGCCGAGACCTCGTACGCGTACAACCCCGGGCCGATGGACCGCATCTCGATGCTGTTCTGGCTCAAGACCGCCAACCTGGCCGAGGTGGGCACCATCATCGAGCTGCGTGCGAGCGGCGTGGTGAAGTTCGGGCTCTACCACACAGGTGGTGGCGTGCTGCGCTACTACTGCGTGCGGGACACCGCTTCCACCGGCACGACGGACGCGAGCACAGGTGTGGCCCGGCTGGTGCAGGGTACGGAGCATCGGGTGCTCGTGCAGGCATGGGCCTCGGAGATGCAGCTCAACGTGGACGGTGACGCCAACGGCTCTGGTGGCGGATCTGTCAGCCAGCCCATCAACATGCCCAGCTTCAACGGCATCGACGAGATGCGCATCGGCGCGAACGTGGTGATCGACAACCTGCGGATCATCAGCAACTGGATCGGCGGGAGCGGAGCTCCGACCTGGCTGCCCACAGAGGCGCTGGTAGAGCCCAA